AAATACACTGGACCAAATAGTGAGGACTATTGGTGGGAGATAGGGGCAATGATTAATAATGAGTTGCCTGGTGTAGAGGGTCTTGATCTGTGGAGGGAGTGGTCAAAGAAAGATCCAGATTATGAGCATTGCTGGGAGAATGGTGAAGATCCATGTGAGAGAAGATGGTACGCAGCATGGCGTAACGATGGTGCCAGATATAATATGTCTCACCTTATTGACTTGGCAGATGACGCTGATCCTGATAGGAAGAGATTTAAGAATACTGGACTGGATAAAATAATTGATGAAGTACAGGCTATACCTCTTAAGTACAAGGAGGATATACCAGATGGTGAAGATATTATCAGAAGGTATTACGAGATAGACGCTGATCCTAAGAATGAAGATCCTGCATTACACGATCAGGCTGTACATAAGTTAGCTATTGAGTGTAAACGATCCAATGCTGCTGTTATTGAGCAGATAATAGATAAGCATGAGGTATATAAGAGAAATAAAAACCAGAAACCTGTGGGTGTTGATAAGCTGGATGACACACCTTTTGATTATCTGATTCCAGGCTTGATACCTAAACCTTGGACATTACTAGTTCACGCAGATGGTGGAACAGGTAAGACAGCTATGTGTCAGACATTGGCTAAACACATTGGACAGGGTAAAGACTTTGATGTTTTTGGTAGTTTAGTAAGCGTTCCAAAGGGTAGGGTTCTCTGGTTGAATGGGGATCAGAACGAGCGTATATTGCGTAGACAGTTAAAGCAGACTAATTGTGATGTGAATGTGGAGGTTATACCTGAGTGGGATATGACATGGTATGCAAAGTTCAAGAAAATACAGAAGAAGAATAAATATGATCTTATTGTTATTGATAGCTTGGATGGTTGTAATGATGCGAACCCATACGAAGAAAATAGAAGGGAGTATGCTCTACCTATAAAAAGATTGGCTAGAAGAAATGGTAAGGATTTTGATGCCTGTACCATAGTGATTATTCATCACAATACTAAGGAAGGTAAGTTTAGAGGAACATCTGCTATTAAGAACGCAGTGGATGAAACATGGAATATGCGTAAGTTATCTATGAATGATGCTGCGGAAATGAATGTGGATGTTAGAACCAGACTTGTAACAGTTGAAAAGTCTAGGGATGACAGAGAAGGTTTAAAGATGTTATTTACTTTACTGAGTGATTATACTTACAGGATCAGTTCTGCACCTGAGACAACTGGTGAAAGAATAGTTGATACACCTAACCAGCACACTATAAATATCTTAAAAGTTTTACGTAAGCAGGATAGAGCATGGTGTATTAAAGATTTAGTTGAGGATGATTTTGTGGGTGGCATACATAGAAAACGGGCCATCATTTATGGTATTGATAAACTACTAGGACAGAAGTTGATTTATGAGTGCGATCCACCTAAAGATGCAAAAACTGGGGGTCGTCCTGCTAAATACTATCGAGCCATAGGAAAGGCCAAAAA